CTAAAAAATTCTACGTTTACGTAAGAGATAAAGGAAAAGTTAAAAAAGTATCTTTTGGACAAGCAGGTATGTCTGCTAAAATAAACGATCCAAAAGCACGTAGAGCATTTGCTGCACGTCATGATTGTAAAAATAAAAAAGATAGAACAAAACCATCTTATTGGTCATGTCGCTTACCAAGATATGCTAAATTACTTGGATTAAAATCATCTTTTTCAGGATTCTGGTGATGGATAGATTGGATAAACTTATTAACGAAGTTATTTCTGAAGAAAAGAAAAAACGTGACAGATGTCTTCGTATTGCAGACCGCAAATACGACAAACCATCTGCTTACAAATCTGGCGCTGTTGTAAAATGTCGTCAAGGTACTATTTGGAAAGGCTTAAAAGAAGAAGTAATTCAAGAAAAAGTAAAAGAAACCCTCCGCACTTGGTTCAAACGTAAAGGAACACCTGGTAAAAAGGGTGGATGGGTTGATTGCAATGCACCAATTAGAAAAGACGGTAAAATAAAAGGATATAAAGCATGTGGACGTGAAGAAGGAGAAAAACGCTCCAAATATCCATCATGTCGTCCTACACCTGCTCAATGTAAAACACCTGGAAAAGGTAAAAAATGGGGTAAAACAAAATGAAATTAATAGACCTACTTAAAGAAGCAACCCAATCAGAAAAGTCTCCCGCTTACATGTATTCACCTGTGGGTTTTGGATGCCATGTTTGTAAATTTTACTATGTAGAAAACGAAAAACATATGTGTGGTAATTCATACTATCAAGAACATATGGGAACAGCTGAACTAGTAGATAATGAAGGTAATCAAATTAAAGATCCTTCAAAATGGTGTTCAAATTGGTTTTTACCAAAAGGTGAATGAGACCCTATACAGACATAGAAGTTACTGACAAATATATTATTCGCGAATTTAGCGAAAATATAGACCCAATTGAACTATTATGGCATCGTGATGACGAAGATAGAACAGTTGAAATCTTAGAAGACACAGACTGGAAACTTCAATTAGAAGATCAGTTGCCTACCTCCCTAAAAGAACGTATATTTATACCAAGACACGAATGGCATAGAGTCATTAAAGGAAATGGTACTTTGAAATTAAAAATACACAAATCATGAAGCTAGACGGCTTAAAACAATTGGTAAAAGAAGAACTTAAACGTGCTTTAAGTGAAGAACTTAAAGACCAATTCCCTACTGAACCAGGAAAATATAAAGTAGAATATACTATTGATGGTGGTTCAGGTGGTGATGATGAAATAGTAACTATCACTCAAGAAGATATAGATAATGCTGAGGGCTCAACAAAAATATGGCAATATAAAATTGATAACCATCTTTTTGGACGTGGAGATAGAGTAATGAGTGTTAAAAAAATAGCATAACATATAGACAGATTCATAGCCTGTCGATTTAAAAAATTTTAGGAGCTGTGGCCCAATCTTTGGATTGGGTCACTTTTTTTTGTATATTTAAAATATAAAATAGAATATGGACAAGAGAATAGTAATAGTAGGAGCCGGAGTAGCAGGTGTGAATGCGGCAACAAAGTTAGTGGATAACGGTTATCCTGGAGAATTAATCACAGTAATTGATATGGGTAAAGATCCATACAAACGTAAACCTGAAGAAGTAATGACAGGTTTTCTCGGTGCTGGAGGTTGGTCTGATGGTAAATTGACTTATCATACAGCAATTGGAGGACAATTGTCTAAATATTGTGGTGAAGATAAAGCAATGGAATTGATGGATCAAGTGATTACCAATTTCAAACGTTTTCACCCTAAACCTGAAGAAGTACAATGTTCAAATCCTGTTGAGGAACCTGAATTCATTAAACCATATTTCGGCTTACGATTATTCCCAGTATGGCACGTAGGTACAGATTATTTATCTGAAATTGCTAAAAACTGGTATGATTATTTAGTATCTAAAGGTGTTGTATTTCATTGGGAAACTAAAGTAGAATCTATTGATTTTAAAAATAACCGAGCTTACACACATAATGCCGATATCACATATGATGAACTTATTTTCGGTGTAGGCAAATCAGGTATTGACTTTGCTCAAGAATTAGCCCAAGAATATAAACTCCCAGATGAACCTAAATCAGTTCAAATCGGAGTACGTTTTGAGGCACCACAAGAACACTTCCAAAAACTAATCGATATTTCATATGACTTTAAGTTATATAGAAAATTTGAAGATGAAGGAGTATCATTACGTTCATTCTGTACTAACAATAATGCTGCTTATGTTGCTGTAGAGGAAACATATGGAGATCACAGTTACAATGGTCACGCTAAGAAAGATGAAGCATACCGAAATAACATGACTAACTTTGGTATCTTAATGGAAATTAATGGTATTGAAGATCCATTTACTTGGTCACGTGAAGTAGTAAACAAACTCCAATCTGGTGGTACTGGTTTATATTATTCACCTAATTACACTCGACAACCATCTTCTACATCTGAAGGTAACAATGTAAGTGCAGTTCAAATTAGCTTCGATACACTTATTCATGTTGTAGAACAATCAATGGGTGGTTATTTTAGATATGTTTGGGATTTTATCATGGATATGAAAAAAGTATTTCCTACACTTGGAGACGATTGGGGTATGTACATTCCTGAAGTAAAATATTTGTCACCTGAGGTAAAAGTAGATTATAGTAATCTTAGTTTAATAGATTATCCTAACGTACATTTCGTAGGTGATGCTTTAAGTGCACGTGGTATTACAGTATCAGGAGCACAAGCAATTTATGTAGCAGAAAGTTTTTTAAAATAAAAGTTATGAAAATCGGATTTTGTGGAACAATTTCAGTTGGTAAAACAACACTAGTTAATGCATTAAAAGAATTACCTGAATTTGCAGATTATGAATTTAGAACAGAACGTTCAAAATATCTACGTGATTTAGGTATTCCATTAAACACTGACTCAACATTAAAAGGTCAATTTGTATTTTTGGCTGAACGTTCAAGTGAATTGTATTTAGACAATGTAATTACTGATCGTACTGTTATTGATGTAATGGCATTTACGCGTTTAGCTGATTCAATTCCATATTATATAGGTGATACATTAAACGAAGTTGCTGCTCATTTATTGCGCGAATATGACTATATTTTCTACGTTTCACCTAATGGTGTTGAATTAGAAGATAATGGAGTGCGTGCTATAGATGCAGAATATCGAATGGAAATTGATAAAGAGATTTGTAAAATTATTGAGAAACATAAAACCAAAATTCCTCATTTTGCTAGACTATCAGGTACTACCGAGGAGAGAATCAAGAAATTGAAACAAGTAATGGGTCTCTAATATTTATAAATAAAATTAGACAATGAAAAAATCTCGTTTACTCGAAATCATACGTGAAGAAATTAGTGCTGTTTTACATGAAGGTGAAGCAGAAGAAAAAGCAGCTCAAATGGCTGCTATTAAAGCTGCCGATTTAGAAATCAAAGCCCTACAAAAGAAAAAAGCTGAATTGATGAAAACCGGTGTAGCTGAATCAGAAGAACTTAATGAAGTCCCAGATTTCGGTGGTCGATTTGATAAACAAGTAGCAGCAAAATATGGTGAAGAAGATACACTAGAAGCAGCTATGGAAAAAGTTGTTAACAGAACACTTTCAGATAGAGGAATATCTAAAGCAGATGTATCTAAAATGGATAAAGAAGGTTTAAAAGGTCTTTTGAAAGCTATCCGTCAACAAATTTCTGGTAAAGGTCAAACTTCTGCTGTTGCTCAAGCTTTGAAAAAACAAACAGAATTTGACGATTCTGGAAGTAAATTGCAAGATAATCAAACAAACAATGCTATCTTAAAAGCATTAGGTTTAAAAGAACCAGGACAACGTGGTAGAAAAGCAGATCCAAACAAACCAGAAAAACCAGCTTCTACAGGTAAAAAAGGAAGACCAGCAGGTGAACCTAAAGCAAAAATAGCTACTCGTACACCTGGAGATGATGGATTCGATGATGTATCTTATTCTGATGATGAAGATGCAGCAGCAACTAAATCAGCAGGTAGTGATTCAACAGCAAAAGAATTAGCATCTACCCCAGAAGAAAAGAAAGTTAAATTCAATCAATTCCTAGCTTCAGTTAAGAAAAATAAAGATGATAAAGCTAAAATTGATGGTATTTTAAAACTAGCAAAAGATAAATTCAAATTCGCTAAATCAATGATGGACGATTTGAAACGTGCTGCTGGTAGAGAAGTTGAAGCATGATCCAAAATAAAACATTCCAACTAAAGTTATCCCATCTTATCATAGGTGGGATACTTTTATTGTTACTAGTATTTTTAGTTAAGTGTGATATTGAAAAACCTACACCAACTGACAAATACGAAAAACAAAAACAGGAAATTGAGCGACTAAAAAACAATATTGAAGTATTGAAATTTGGTCAAAAAGTTTTAAACAAACAACTCGATCAACAAAATCACATTGTTGATTCATTGAATATAGAAATTAAACACACCGAAAAAGAGCTACAACAAACACGCACATATTATGGCAACAAAATTAAAGATCTTACTAGTGCTTCTAATACTGAGCTCGAGCAGTTTTTCTCAGACCGTTACAGATAAAATTTGTTTTTCACACGATAAAGCACGAGCTATTGCAATTGACCTTACACGAGGTGATTCTGCTATTGCTGAATTAAAAGTTGTAAACAAAATGGTATGGCAGTTGAATGAAAAAATTGACGCCAAAGATAGTACAATTAGCATTTACGTATCTAAAGAAAAAAATTATCTTAAGCAAGTAGCAGACTATGAAAAGATTGTTACTGTACAAGATACTGTAATTAAAGGATTAGAAAAAGACGTTAAAGATCTAACTCGCAAAAACACTAACTTAAAGAAAGGTATTAAATGGTTAGGTGGAGGATTCGTGTCTTCCATACTTATTCTTCTTACATTTACCATAATTAAGTAATGGAAGAAAAAAGTTTAAAACAAGTCGTCCGCGAGGAGTATATAAAGTGTGCCCAATCACCGGCATATTTTATGAAAAAATACTGCCAGATCCAGCATCCGAAGCGTGGGCGAATGCCTTTTAACCTTTATCCATTCCAAGAAAAAGTACTTACTCTATTCCAAGAGAACCCATACTCAATAGTACTTAAATCTCGCCAGTTAGGTATCTCAACATTAGCCGCAGGTTATTCATTGTGGATGATGATCTTCCATGAAGATAAAAACATCCTTTGTATTGCAACAAAACAGGAAACCGCTAAAAACATGGTTACCAAGGTAAAATTCATGTATGAAAGCTTACCTTCCTGGTTGAAATTTGCAAATAAACCTGACGAGGCAAATAAATTAACACTTCGACTGCCAAATGGATCTCAAATTAAAGCAGTTGGTGCATCAGCAGATGCAGGTCGATCAGAAGCCGTTTCATTGTTGATTATAGATGAGGCCGCCTTCATTCACAACATTGGTGAGATTTGGGCCTCAGCTCAACAAACCTTAGCTACTGGTGGTGGATGTATTGCATTATCTACACCTTATGGTACAGGTAACTGGTTCCATCAGACATGGGTTAATGCTGAAATGGGTGATAACAGTTTCTTACCTATTAGATTACCTTGGGAAGTTCACCCTGAACGAGATCAATCATGGAGAGATCAACAAGATAAAGATTTAGGTATTCGAATGGCAGCACAGGAATGTGACTGTGACTTTACAACATCGGGTGATACAGTATTCACCCCTGAAGATATTACTTTTTACGAACAATTTCACGTGAAAGAACCTCTAGAAAAACGTGGTATTGATCAAAATCTATGGATTTGGGAACCAGCGGATTATTCGAGGAGTTATCTGATCGTAGCTGATGTAGCGCGTGGCGATGGCAAGGATTATTCGGCGTTTCACATCTTTGATGTCGAAACATTCACTCAGGTAGGTGAATATAAGGGCCAAATTAATACAAAAGATTATGGACATTTGTTAACAAGCATTGCAACGGAATATAACAATGCCTTGTTAGCAGTCGAAAATCAAAGCGTAGGTTGGTCAACCGTACAAACCATTTTAGACAGAGGTTATCAAAATTTCTATTACTCACCAAAAGGTGGATCAAATAATGTAGATTCTTTCTTTGATCCTTATATGGATCACAGTAAAATGACCCCAGGTTTTACAATGTCAAATACAACTCGTCCTATAGCAATTGGAAAATTCCAAGAAGCTGTTATGGATAAAGGAGTTGTTTTTCATTCTGCTCGCCTAATGGAGGAAATGAAAGTATTTATATGGAGAAACGGTAGAGCAGAAGCTCAATCAGGATACAATGATGACCTAGTAATGGCATTTTGTATTGGTTGTTACTTACGTGAAACCGCATTTAAACTTAGAACAAGTAATATGGAAATGACTAAAAGTATGTTAAATGGTATTGGTAATTCCAAAACCGCATATGCTGGAGGTTATTCCAATGGGCCTAGTTATGCTGATAAGTATAATAACAACCCATTTCAAATAGACAACCCTTACTCAAACGGCAAAGAAGACATTTCTTGGCTTATATAAACTAAAATATGGCAGATACAGGATTATTTACACGATTAAGACGACTATTTTCAACTGATGTTATCATTCGAAATGAAGGAGATAACCAGTTAAAAGTATTTGATATAAACAAGATCCAAGTTTCAGGTGAATATGAAACAAATGCGTTGGTAGATAGATTTAATCGTATCTATACTAACTCACACACCTCAATTTATGGATATCAAAGTAGCTTCAACTACCAAACTTTACGCCCCACACTTTATTCCGAATATGATTCAATGGATACAGATGCTATTATTGCTTCTGCCCTAGATATCTTAGCTGATGAAAGTACATTGCGTAATGACATGGGTGAGGTATTACAAATTCGCTCATCTGATGAAGATGTACAAAAAATTCTATACAATTTATTCTATGATGTATTGAATGTAGAATTTAACTTGTGGCCTTGGATTCGTAACATGTTGAAATATGGTGATTTCTTCTTGAAACTAGAAATTGCCGAAAAATTTGGTGTGTATAATGTAATCCCTTACAACGCATTCCATATTGAAAGACAAGACGGGTACGATAAAGACCACCCAAATTCAGTACGTTTCCGTTTTGATCCAGATGGTATTTCATCCCCTTCAGACTATGGTTATTACAACGTACCAAATTCAGGTAATCAAGCAAATGCTATTTTCTTTGACAACTATGAAATGGCACACTTCCGTTTATTAACGGATACTAACTTTTTACCTTATGGTAGATCATATTTAGAGCCTGCTCGTAAGCTGTTTAAGCAATATATTATGATGGAGGATGCGATGTTAATTCACCGTATCGTTCGCGCACCTGAAAAACGTATCTTCTACATCAATGTTGGAAACATTGCACCTGCTGAAGTAGAAAACTTCATGCAGAAAACAATTTCCAAAATGAAACGTACTCCTTATATTGACCAAAATACTGGTGATTATAACTTGAAGTACAACATGCAAAACCTACTTGAAGACTTCTATATCCCAGTACGTGGTAATGATCAAGCAACTAAAATTGATAATTTAGCAGGTCTACAATGGCAAGGTATTGAAGACGTTACCTACTTACGTGATAAATTATTTGCTGCCCTTAAGGTGCCTAAAGCATTTATGGGTTACGAAAAAGATTTAACAGGTAAAGCTACATTAGCTGCTGAAGATATTCGATTTGCACGTACAATTGAGCGTATTCAACGTATTGTTGTATCTGAATTGACTAAAATTGCTTTAGTTCACTTATATTCTCAAGGTTATCGTGACGAAAGCATGACAAACTTTGAATTATCACTTACTACACCTTCAATCATTTACGATCAAGAAAGAGTAGCATTGATGAAAGAAAAAGTTGATCTAGCTGCTCAGATGATGGAAAATAAACTCCTACCTACTGACTGGATATATGAAAACTTATTCCATTTGAGTGAAGATCAATATGATGAATATAGAGACTTGCTTTTACAAGATGCTAAACGTAAATTCCGTATTGCACAGATTGAAAACGAAGGTAACGACCCACTTGAAACTGGAAAATCTTACGGTACACCACACGATCTAGCTTCCTTATATGGTAGAGGTAGATATGAAGCAACTGAAGTACCTTTAGGATATGATGAGGATAAAGATTTAGGTCGCCCTGAAGAAAAAGTAACTGATAAAAATACACAAGATAATGCACTTGGAAAAGACAGACTTGGAACAGACGGCGTTAAAAAAGACGGAGACGAATCAGATTCAATTAGACCTCAATACAAAGGTGGTAGCCCATTAGCACTTGAAACTAAAGGTAAACCAAATCCTAACAAGAGAATGTTTAATGATATCAAAAACCAACACAAACAAATGATTTTTGAATCAGACATTAGGGGGAATTCACTATTAGATGAATCACAGATACGAGAGTAAGAAAATTCTATATATTTATAAATAAACAAATATTACCAGAATGCAAGTTAAACATTCAAAGTATAAAAACACGGGTATCCTCTTTGAACTTTTGGTTCGCCAGATCACCACAGACACACTGGATGGAAAGGATTCCCCGGCTAAAGATATACTTAAAAAATATTTCGTTAAGTCGGAATTGGGTCGTGAGTATAAGTTATATGAAACGTTACTTAAAAGAACATCATTAACTGAAGGTAAAGCAAACGTTGTAGTAGATACATTAATCGAATCTTCTAAAACATTGAATAGAGGAGCTATCAAACGTCAAAAATACAATTTGATCAACGAGATTCAAAAACACTACGATTTAAACGAGTTTTTTAATCACAAGCTACCAAACTATAAAATGTTTGCTGCATTCTATACGTTGACTGAAATCGCAAATGCTCAACATACTATTGATCCTGATCAAGCTATCAACAATAAAGTAACTATTTTAGAGCATTTAACTGCTGCTAAAATTGCTGAAAGTAAAGTACGTGACGAGGTAATGGGTGAATTTGAAAAAGCTGATAAAGACGTTCGCTTTTTAGCGTATAAACTGGTATTAGAAAGCTTTAATACAAAATACAACGATCTACACCCACGTCAAAAAGAAATCCTTAAAGAATTTATTACTTCGGTTGATAATAAACCACGTTTAAAAGAATTTTACACTACCAAGGTAGTTGAAATTAAAGAAGAATTAGCTAAACTAAACGCTAAAACTAAAAACGAAGTAACTAAAATCAAAATCAACGAAATTATCAATATTATCCAGGTACCAGCTAAAACAGCTAAAATTACCGATAATGATTTAGTTGACTTGTTGCAGTATTATGATTTAATCAACGAGTTAGAAACTGTAAATGGAAAAAATTAAAGAAATAATTCGCAAAAAACTAGCAGAAATGAGCGCTACCGGAATGGGTGGTGCTTCGTTTTCTCCTGGTCAAGGAATGAATTATGCTACTCCAAAGGCATTTAAAAAAACAAAAAATATTAAAGAAGGTCCTGGAGCAACTTTAGGAATGGGTCCAAGTGCTGGTTCTGAAGGTGTTAAGGATAATGCTTATGTAAAGCAATTTAAATACACACTAGTACCTAAAAAAATTAAAGGGTCTGGTTTGGAAGTTAAACAACTTTGGGAAGATGATACATTAAACGAAATGAATGACGTTCAAAAAAGACGTATTGCTTCGTTAGACGAAATTGAAAAATTAATGAACGAAATTCAACCACTTGTTTCAAATGCAAAAAATGAAACTATTGAATTATACGGTGGAAATGCTGGTTCATATGATATCAATAAACCAATCGAAATAGTTTTAAGCTATTTAAAAGAAATAAAACAACTCTTATCAGAAAAATAATGAAAAAGACATTACAAGATCAGTATTTGTTAATCAAAGAAGGTAAAGGACACGTTGGTGTTTTCCTTACAGAAGCAAAACGTCAATTTCCAAATATCGTACGCAATGCTGCTACATTTGATGAAGCAGTAGCATCACTTAAAACCAAAAATATCATCTCAGAAAATGTAATTTCTGTGATGCCTGCTATGATGGATCGTCCTAAAAAAGAATCTTACGAAACTGCTTTTGAAGCATTCTTAGCTGAAGCAAAAAAGAAAAATGACGATGAAAAAGTTAAAGCAGAAGAGAAAAAAGTTTCTAAACCTGTAGAAGAAGATCTTGATCATGCTTTTGATTACAAAGATGATAAAAACCCGGATAATATGATCTTCGATCAAATTATGACAGGTTATTATGCTGAAATGAAAGATCCTAAAAATGCTGATAAAACGATGCAACAACTTAAAGACATCGTATTTAAAAACTTAGCAAAAGATCCAATTTACTATACAAAAGATGGTCAATTTGGTATTAAAGATTTAGGATACGTAACTGATCATCCTGGTTTAGGTGAGCCAAAAGAAGCTAAAGGTAAATACAAATCATCTGGATATGGTGATTTGAAAGAAGGTGTAGAAAAATTTAAATCAGATGTTAAAGATGCTGTAACTAAAAAAAAAGATAGCAAATTTACTGATGAAGAAATCAAAGCTAAACTAAAACAAAAACGTGAAGCTGAACTTAAGCGTAGAAAAGAAGCAGGTGAATCACTTGAAGAAATTGCATTGCGTGAAGTAGTTCAAAATATGATTTTTGAAGAATTAAATTCTGAAGAATTTGAAGATACTCTTTTTAAACTTGAACAACCTCATTTAAGTGATAAAACAGCTTTAACTACAATTCAAAAAATATATTCTCGTCATAGTGCTGGATTAAATTCAATTTCTCAAAATATAGAAGAAAGTGATGTTGATGAAGCATATCAAATGCCTAGCGTTAATACTTCTGGTAGAGGTGGTGAAGGTGGTAGACGTTTCATCCCAAATCAACTTCCTTTCCCACAAAACATTAGAAAACGTTTTGGTGAACATATTGTTTTTAACCCAGGAAGTGGAACATTATATATTTCAGATATTCTATACAATAATTTAGTTAAGGGATATGCTAACCAACCAGCAATCAAAAAATTGATTATGGATATCCCACCAATGGTAAAACAGGTACTTAATAAACCTGATAACTATGGTCCAACAACTGAACTACCTAAAGAATTTAGAGTATATCATCCATTAAATGTAGAAGTTGAAAAAGCAAAAGCTGACCAATTCAACAAAGCTGGTGATAAACAATATTGGGCTGAAGGTGATTTCTTGATTCCTAATTTGAACATTATGGAAGAAGATTCAATGGAACCATTACGTGAAAGTGTTGAAAAAGATTTAGCAGATATCAACAAAGAAGCAGAACACGAAGTTCTACAAGCTAAATTAGACAAAATTGATGCTTTAATCGACCATAGACGTTCTAAACTTTCAAAACTTGATGAAGATGAGGATATGAAAGCCTTAACCGACAAGAAAAAAGTTAAAGAACTTGAAAAAGACATTAAAAAACTAGAGGTAGCTCGTAAAAAAGTTGAAAAAATGATGTCGAAATTCAAAGGTAAAAAAGCAGCCTCTAAAGAAGTAATTGATGAAGTAGAAGATGATGAAGAACTTCCACTTGAAACTCCACTAGAAGCATCAGCTGAATATCTAGAATATAAAGAAGATGCTGAAAACCGTTACGACGCTGGAGAAAGTATTGATTCAATCCTTGACAATTATAACAATATATCTCTAGACATGAAAAACATGTTACGTAATGATCTAGAAGGTAAAATGGACGGAATGGATTATTAATATGAGCAAGCAACTTTTAATAGAAACCAGACATTTTGATCCAAAACCAATGAAATTGGTTGAGGGGATGAGCAAAAGCGGTAACGTTTTTGTTGAAGGGATATTGGCTACTGTAGAGGTAAAAAATGGAAATGGTCGCTATTACAAACGTGAATTGTGGGAGCGCGAAATCGACAATTTTACACGCAAAATCCAAATGAAATCTACCGAAACGGTAGGTGAGTTGGACCACCCTGATTCGCAAGTAATCAACCTTAAAAACGCATCACACGCTATACGTGAAGTATGGTGGAGAGGAGATGAAATTTGGGGTAAAGTAGAAATATTCTCTGATATGGGTGACTTAGGTACTACATCAGGCCGCATTGCGGGCGCATTAGTTAAAAATGGCTTGATCATTGGTATTTCTTCTCGTGGAATGGGTTCATTAAAACAAATGGGTGAGGTAATGGAAGTACAAGACGACTTTGAACTACTTACCTGGGACTTAGTTTCCAATCCATCTAACCCAGATTCATGGATGAAAAATGGTGCTTTAAATGAATCAAGAACAACATATTTAAACGAATACGCACGTACAAATTCTATTCTTACCGAAATATTATGTGCTAAAGGTACATGTCCGATATTTTAAAATATGCAAACCGGTGAAAATTAGCCCTCTTTTTGAGGGCTTTTTTTTTCTCTGCGACTTTGACATGTTTGTCCCATATATATAACTTGAATATGCCACCCCCCTCACATCTTATGTGGCATCGATATAAAAAATTCTATTACGTTTCTTAATAAACGTATTTTCCCAACAAAATAATTTAGGAAAAATGGCAACAAACAGAGACTTGCTCAAAGAAGCAATTGCTGATGCTAAAGCTGTTAAAGAAACCGCTATCGCAAACGCAAAAGCAGCTCTAGAAGAAGCCTTCACACCTCAATTGAAAACCATGTTTGCAGCTAAACTTCAAGAAATGGAAAAAGAAGAACTTGAAGAAGTTGGATTCGAAAAAATGGACGCCGAAGACGGAGATGATGGATTTGATTCTCTTAAAGGTAACATTCCAGAAGCAGAAGACGAAATGTACGAAGCTGAAGATAAAGACATGATGGAAATTGACTTAGAAGAGCTTTTACGCGAGCTAGAAGAAGAGGAAGGGATGGAAGACCTAAACGAAGCCGAAGAAGAAGAGGAAGAAGAAGACATGGAAATGTCTGACGAAGAATCAGAAGATGAGGAAGAAGAAGGTGAACCACTTGACCTCGAAGACATGACTGATGAAGATCTTAAATCAATGATTGAAGATGTTATCAAAGACATGATCGAAGCAGGCGAACTCGAAGCTGGACACGAAGGTGAAGAAGGTGAAGAGGAAGCTGAAGAAACAGGTATGGAAGACGAAGAAGAAGTCGACCTAGCAGAACTTTTAAGAGAAATCGAAGAAATGGAAGAAAAAGAAACAGTAGACGAACTTTTTGGATTAGGAAAAGGATCTAGAGAAGATAAAGCATTAGCTAAATTAGCTAAATTCTTTACTTCTGACATAGGAAAAAGCATCAAAGGTGCTTCAGAACTTGCAGGATTAGACCCTAAATCTCCAGAGTTTAAAGAAAAAGTAGGAAATATTCTCCAAACACAAGAAGATGTAAGTGACAAAATGAAAAAATATTTTGACCCTAAAAACGAATACGTTACAAAAGGGATAAAAATGTTAGCAGATTTTCGTGATGACCTTGGTCTTAAACAAACTACTACTCCATCAGCTGGAAAAGATTCAGCAGCAGCAATGTTAGGCCAAACAAACGAAGCTCTAGAAGCTGAATTGGCTGAAGCAATGTCTACTATCGAATCTCTTAAGTCTGAATTGAACGAAATCAATTTGTTAAATGCTAAATTGCTTTATACAAATAAAATCTTCAAAGCTAAAAACTTAAACGAAAACCAAAAAGTGAAAGTGTTAAGTTCTTTTGACAAAGCAAAAACTGTAGGTGAAGTTAAGATGGTATTTGAAACTTTAAATGAGGGAATCAAAGTTTCTAAAAATACAATCAAAGAAAACCTAGGTAGTGCTTCAAAAGCAATGGTAACACCAAACGCTAAAAAACCAATCGTAGAGTCAAACGAGGCATTTGCAAGAATGCAAAAATTGGCTGGAATTATTTAATTTTTAAACAAAAAAACAAAAACAGAAAATGTCAAACATTAATTCTCTTTTAGAAAGCGCAGCATCTGGATGGAAAAACATGCAGAGCGACGCAGCCCGTATGTCCGCAAAATGGGCTAAAACGGGTCTTTTGGAAGGATTGAATAGCGAAGTTGAAAAAAACAACATGGCTATGATCCTCGAAAACCAAGCAAAACAACTTGTTGTTGAGCAATCTTCTACAAACGCAGGTGGCGGTACTTTCCAAGTAGGTCAAGGTGAGCAATGGGCTGGTGTAGCTCTTCCATTGGTACGTAAAGTATTCGGTTCTTTATCATCTAAAGAATTCGTTTCTGTACAACCAATGAATTTGCCTTCTGGTCTAGTATTCTTCTTGGATTTCCAATACGGTGCTTCTGGTAAAGCTGCTCCTGTTGGTCCGTTTGGTCCTGGTGGTGATACTTATGGTACTACTTCATCTATGTATGGTGCTACTAACCCAGGTCCTGGTGTTGATCCTACTAACGGTTTATATGGTGCAGGTCGTTTTGCCTACTCTATCAACCAATTCTCAGCATCTGTAACTTCATCTACTTCACCAGCTTCTTGGTTAGATGTAGAGTACGATTCAACCCTTTCAGCTTCTATTGCTTCAGGTGGTATTCAGAAAATTGTTTACACAGTAGGTGCTAACACAACTGTTCCACGTCCAGATTTTAAAGGTGTTCGTGCATTTGTTCCTGCTTCAGGTTCAACAGCAACTCCAGCATCACAAATCTACAGTAACTTGTTACCACAGTATACTACTACTAATGGTTCTACTACCATTACTTTCATCGTATCTGGTTCAGGTGCTTTAACTGGCATGCCTACAGGTTCAAGTACAATTAACACATTGTTCTACAATGTTCAACCTGCTGACAACTACAGAGGTGATTTCGAAGATAACAGCGGTGCTGGTTATCCAAATGCTGAGTCTACATCTGCAGACCAATTGGCTATCCCACAAATCAATATCCAAATGAAATCTGAGGCTATTGTTGCTAAAACTCGTAAGTTGAAAGCACAATGGACACCAGAATTCGCTCAAGATTTGAACGCATACCAATCATTGGATGCTGAAGCTGAATTGACTTCAATCATGAGCGAGTACATTGCATTGGAAATCGATCTTGAAGTAATTGATATGTTGATCCAAGATGCATCTGCAGCAGATGAGTACTGGTCAGCAAAATCAAACACTTACTTGAATGCTGGTAAAACAGAATGGTTATCTACAGCTGGTTACTACAACACTCAAGGTCAGTGGTTCCAAACTTTAGGTACTAAAATGCAGAAAGTTTCTAACAAAATTCACCAAAAGACATTACGTGGTGGTGCTAACTTCCTCGTATGTTCTCCAAATGTAGCAACTATCCTTGAGTCAATCCCAGGATTTGCTTCATCTTCTGATGGTGATGTAACTAAAGCTAGCTACGCATTCGGTATCCAGAAAGCTGGTCAAATGAACAACCGTTATACAGTTTACAAAAACCCTTACATGACAGAAAACTTGATCTTGATGGGTTATAGAGGATCACAATTCCTTGAAACTGGTGCGGTATTTGCTCCGTATGTTCCATTAATCATGACACCTCTTGTGTACGATCCAGATACATTTACTCCACGTAAAGGTCTCTTGACTCGTTACGCTAAGAAAATGATTCGTCCTGAATTCTTCGGTCGTATCTTCGTTAACGATTTGAACTTACTTTAATCGGTAGTAAATAATCAAATATGAAGAGCCTGGCGAAAGCCAGGCTTTTCTATTTTTTCCCAATATTTATTAGCAAATATAGTTATATGACAGATTTTAACAGAACTCCTGAAGCGCAGGAAGTATTTAAAGCAAAAAGAAAACCAAAAGGTCCTATCAAGTTTAACATTCAATTGAATGAAGAACAAAAAACCGCTAAATCTAAAATTTTAACCAATACAGTAACCATATTACGTGGTAAAGCCGGTTCTGGTAAATCTTTATTAGCAGCTAATGTAGCACTTGATTTGTTATTTAGTCGTGAAATTGAAAAAATCATTATTACTCGACCAACTGTAGTAGCAGGACAAGACATTGGTTTCTTACCAGGAGATGTTAATGAAAAACTTGCTCCATTTACAGCTCCAGTGTATGAAAACATGCACCGTTTATACAACAAAGATAAAATCGAAAAATGTATAGCAGATGGTGAAATTGAAATCGTACCTGTATCATTTATGCGAGGTAGAAACTTTACTGATTGTTTAGTTGTAGTAGATGAAGCACAAAATTTAACAGACAATCAAACAGAACTATTACTAACTCGTATTTGTTCAGGTAGTAAAATGATCTTTTGTGGTGATGGTGCTCAAATTGACTTAAAAGATAAAAAAACATCTGGGTTCGATGTTGTATGTAAGCATATGAAAGAAGTACCTGGATTTGAGGTAGTTACATTAGAAAGAAATCACAGACATCCAATAGTAGACGATATTTTAGAGGTATACAAATCTTTCAGAGGATAGCCATATTTATAAATAAAAGATAAATGGCTAATCTATATGTAACCATTACGGAAGAAATCACTCTCCCTAATACCACTACAGAAAAAACAAACGTATTTAAAACTATATCGAATATTAATCAAATTGTTCGACGCGTAGATACTATTGCTACTACATTTAGTGGTTCTGGTATTGAAATTTTACGTTTTTGTGATAGTGAAGAAGAACAAACAGGTGGTGCTTTTGTAAAATCTGATACACAATATGTTAGAATTACCAATTTATCTACACAATACAACACTTTAATATATTTAATAGCTAATGATAACACTGAAAGTGCTATTTTTAGTTTAGATCCTGGAAAAACATTAATGTTAGGGGATGCTGATATCAATACTCCTTCAATTGGTGATTATGTAGTGGATGGGTATGTAGATGAAACTTATTATAGCTCATTAATCTATATTAGTTCAGTAAAAGCAAAAGCAATTTCAGGAAGTACGCAATTAGAGTATTTTGTAGCATCAACTTAATATTTATAAATAAAAGAAAATGGCAAATTTAACATTAAGATCAGTAAAAGGTTCTCCACTTACCAATGCCGAATTGGATGGTAACTTTGAATATTTTACTGGTTCACACGCAATAACAGGATCTCTTACTATAACAGGATCTTTAGCAGTAACTGGATCAATTTCAACTTCAGGTTCATTAATAGCACCTTATTTGTTAACTTTTGAATGTGTTGACAATGCAACAGCAGCAGCTGCAGGTGTTCCTGTAGGTGGGTTATATAGAAATGGTAATATTATTCAAATAAGAACCGCTTAATCATTTAAAAATTTATATATCATGCCTTTCTTTTCAGGATCATTAAATATTTCAGGATCAATTGCTACAACAGGAGTTATAACCAGTAATGGTTCACCTGTAGTTACTACTAGTAATACTAGCTCATTTGTAATCAATACCGGATCATTTGCAACAACTGGTTCAAATACCTTTAACGGTAACCAAACTATAACAGGAAGTGTAACAAGCACAGGTGGTTTTACAGGCTCACTCTCAGGAACTGCCACAACCGCTTCATATGTTAACCCAACATTTATCTCAGCATCAGCTGCTGCTTCAGGATTTGGTTCAGGTGGTTCAGGTGGTGGAAGTGCAACAACAGGCTCAAATAATTTTGTAGGTAACCAAACTGTAACAGGTAGTGTTACCATTACAGGATCATTAACAGTTTCAGGTTCAAATACATTTGTAAATATTGGACCTATGAAAACTGGTAATAGTAATACTTTAACAGTTACAAGTGGGTCATTTGCTCAAGGTACTAATAGTACTGCTGATGGTTTATATTCACACGTTGAAGGTTACCTTAACAATGCTACAGGAAATTATTCACATGCCGAAGGAACTGGAACTGATGCTTTAGGAGAAAGCTCACATGCTGAAGGTGAAAGTACAACTGCTTCCGGAAGTATGTCTCACTCTGAAGGTTATTCTACTATAGCTTTAGGAATTCATTCACACGCTGAAGGTTGGGGTGCTCTATCCTCAGGACAAGCATCTCATGCTGAAGGATACCAAACAACATCTTCAGGATATGCATCTCATGCTGAAGGAAGAGCTACAAATTCAACAGGTCAATATTCACATGCTGAAGGATTTTCTACACTTGCTTCTGGATCATATTCACATGCTGAAGGTTGGGGTACTGTAGCCATAGGACAATATCAACATGTACAAGGTACGTTTAATGTGTCTAGTTCAACCAATGGAGCGTTTATTGTTGGTAATGGTATTAGTGATTTTAATAGATCTAACTTAATTTTTGCTGCTAGCAGCCAAGTTCAAATCACTGGTTCTTTAAGTGTTACTAGTGGAATTACAGGAACAGTAACAACAGCTTCTTATATTAACCCAACATTCATTTCAGCATCAGCTGCTGCTTCCGGATTTGGTTCAGGTGGTGGAGGTTCAACAATTAATACTGGATCATTTGCAACAACTGGTTCAAACATATTTATTGGAAACCAAACAATTACAGGTTCAATAGCTCATTCTGGATCATTTAGAACAGGCTTTACTGATAATAAAGTTTCTTCCACTTCATTTGCTCAAGGATTTTCAGTTTCAGCTAGTGGATTCTATGCCCATGCTGAAGGAAATATTACAACTGCCTCAGGTGCTTGGTCACATGCTGAAGGTGATAGTACAAGAGCTCGAGGAGGTTCTTCTCATGCTGAAGGTGATCGAACTGTATCATTTGCAGACTATTCACATGCTGAAGGACAACAAACTATATCTTCTGGTAGTTACTCACACGCTGAAGGTGTTCAAACTATATCATCTGGTTCATATTCACATGCTGAAGGTACAGGTACTATTGCAATAGGACAATATTCACATGCTGAAGGAGCTAATACAGTTGCCGAAGGTATTGGATCTCATGCTGAAGGTAATACAACAAAAGCTATAGGATGGGGTTCACATGCTGAAGGACAACAAACTATAGCATTAGGTACTTGGGCACATACTGAAGGTTACTATACTACAGCTAGTGGAGATTATTCACATGCTGAAGGATATGTATCTAAAGCTTTAGGTGCTTATTCACATGCTGAAGGTGGTGGAGGTCAATTCCAATACGGTGGTATAGCATTAGGTAAAGGTTCCCATGCCGAAGGCCATCAATCTTTTACTTCAGGTTCTTATGCTCATGCTGAAGGGTATTTCACATCAGCTAGTGGAGATTATTCACATGCTGAAGGTTATTCTACAATTGCTTTAGGAGGTTACTCCCATGCTGAAGGACAACAAACTACTGCTACAGGAAACTCTTCACATGCTGAAGGGGTAGGATCTAACGCAATAGGTGGAGGATCTCATGCCGAAGGTGAATTTACTATATCACTAGGAGCATATTCACATACTGAAGGTAAACAAACAGTAGCTTCTGGTTCATACCAACACGTACAAGGTCAATTTAATACACATGGAGATTCAACTTCATTAATGGTTGTAGGTAATGGTACAGATGATAATGCTCGTAAAGATGCCTTCAAAGTAAGAATGTCCGGTTCAATTGTACTTCCAACAACTCAATCAGCTGCTCCATCTTGGACTGGTACTGATGGTGAAATGGTATTTGCCACAGTAACAGGAAACCATAGATTCTATGTTTGGATGGCTGGTGCATGGAGATCAGGTTCATTAGCATGATAAGAATACAACATAATTAAAATGGGCCTCTAAATGAGGCCCTTTTTTATTCATATTTATAACAAAATAGCAATATGAACATTCCAATTTGGCCAGGCTCAAGTTCATTTCAACCCGGAGATACTCCATTTGGGTTCTACGACTATGATCCACAATTCCAATCCGATGCTGATAAATTTGCAAAATTTGCTGCTCAACGTTTGGGATATCCTTTAGTTGAAGTTGAATTACAAGATATAAACTTTTATACTGCACTTGAAGATGCTGTAACAACTTACGGAAATGAATTATATGCTTATCAAGTAGCAGAAAATTTATTGTCTTTTCAAGGTGCTCCTACAACTATTGGTGCTGCCAATAATGAGGTTATTCAAGAAAACATGGCCTCTATTGTTCGCTTATCTCAACAATATGGAGAAGAAGCAGGTGTTGGAGGTACAGTAACCTACCGATCAGGATCAATTAAATTGCAAAGAGGTGTACAAGAATATGATATGAATAAATGGGCTCTTGATAACGGAATTCAAGGACGTATTGAAATTAAACGTATCTATTATGAAGCACCACCTGCAATTATGCGATATTTTGATCCATATGCCGGTACAGGTACAGGTATGATGCAAATGCTTGATAGCTTTGGTTGGGGTTCCTATTCACCAGCTATTAACTTTATGTTAATGCCAATTAACTACGACTTACAAAAAATTCAAGCAATTGAATTCAATGATCAAATTCGTAAATCACAATACACATTCGAATTGGTGAATAACCAACTGAAAATATTCCCTATCCCAGTAGTACATTACCAGGATTTATGGTTTCAATACATTTTAGAATCAGATAGAAATAAAGTTTACACCGATAGAAATGGTCAAAGTTTAATTACCAATGCTTCTAATGTACCTTATGAAAACCCAGTTTATTCTCAAATAAATTCAATTGGTCGTTCATGGATATTTGAATATGCCTTAGCTTTAACAAAAGAAATGTTAGGATATGTTCGTGGAAAATACCAAACAGTTCCAATCCCAGGATCTGAAATTACATTGAATCAAAGTGATTTAATTTCTGCCGCAACCAGTGAAAGAACAGCATTAATTGAACGTTTAAGAGCTTATTTTGATACTACTTCACGTAAATCTTTATTAGCAAATAAAGAAGCAGAAGCAGCTAGTCAAAAGAATATATTAGCAGATGTTCCAATGACAATTTTTATAGGATAATATGGCATTATTTGGTACACAACGTGATGTTTCCCTATTCAGACACCTCAGCCGTGAGTTGATGTGGGATATTATTTCCCAACAATGTGCTTATTATCAATTAATTGCTGATCAAACTAAAGTAAACATTTACGGTGAAGCCGCAGGTGCTAAATACTATAATGGCCCTGTTTTACTTAATGTTTTAATTGAGAGAGGTGACAACCAATCACCAGTAGATGATTTTGGTGTAAGCTTTGATCGTCCTATGACATTTAGATTTTTACGTGACGATTTACGTGGTAAAAATCCTGTCAATTCGGGTGGTGGTCCTGATATAGGTAACTATGATAATACGCCTTATGGAGCAGATATATTACCTGAAGTAGGAGATATAGTTATGTGGAATGAATCATATTGGGAAATTGATAATGTAAATGACAATCAATTATTTGTTGGAAAAGACCCAGCATACCCATATAACGAAAACCCACTTAACCCAGGATTAGACAATTACGGTTCAAACTATTCAATTATTTGTACAGCACATTACGTACCTGCAGATAAAGTCCAGATTACAAGAGAAAGATTATAATATATGCCATCAGCTAGAAAACCAAATCCGAAAAGCCAAAAACAGCTTTCAAATGATCAGGTAGAACCATATTTGTTCCCTGAAACGGATGAGTCTTATGGTAATCCTAATATACCATCTGAATTTCAACAATTTACTGCTGCAAGACAAAGTGGTATAGAATTTAATCGTTCTGAACAGATGTCCTTTAAAGGAGATACTGTTAAACCATTTGTTGTAGGTTTACAAGACATTGATGAGGCGATAATGTTTTATTTTCAAAATGTTATTCGTCCATTTGTTTACCAAAATGGTGTACGAATTGAAGTACCTGTAATTTATGGTTCTCCTGAAAAATGGAAATCAGTACAAAAAGACGGATACTATAAAGACAAAAATGGTGCTATAATGGCTCCACTAATTATGTTTAAAAGAGATACAATGGATAAAAACCGTTCTCTTACAAACAAGTTAGATGCTAATCATCCCCATCTTTATACTTCTTGGGCAAAAGGGTATAATCCAAAAAACGCTTATTCGAATTTTAACGTGTTAACAAATCGAATTCCTGTAGAGCAATTCGTTGTCAATGTAGTGCCTGACTACGTTAATTTAACGTACACGTGTGCTATTCAAACATACTATGTTGAACAGATGAATAAAATAATTGAGGCAATCAATTATGCATCTGATTCATATTGGGGTGATCCTGAGCGCTTTAAATTTAAGGCCTCTATTGATTCATACAGTACCGCGATTGAGGTATCTGATAATACAAACCGCATCATAAAAGGCAATTTTACCATTAAATTGTTTGGGTATATTGTACCTGATACAGTCCAAAAAGATGTAACTGCAATTAAAAAATACAATAGTAAAGCTCAAGTAATTATTGGTTTAGAAACAGTAAATGGCCAAGCTGAATTTGTATCTTTAACCAAGAAAAAATCTGCAGTTTCTTTCCCACTTACTCCATCCAATGGTGGAGGAGGAGCAGGTGGAGGTGGAAACATCGACCCAGCAACATTAGCTTACTTAAATACTAATATTCAATTGTTAGGTACTTTTGTTAATTCAACAACAATAACATTTGCTAGTGGATGGTTAGCAGCTCCAGCAGGACTTCCAGCTACATCACTTAATAATTTCTCTATATTCTGTAATGGTGCTTTAATTGAAAATATCGCTATAGTTTCATTTACTGAAAGTGGAGGAGTACTTACTACTCTTGTAATTAATCCTGCTGAATTAGGATATAGTTTTGATTCCCAAGATGAAGTAGTTGCAATTGGAAAATTTAGTAGTTCAACACCAACTCCTCCACCAACAACATCCGCATTCTCAAGTGCTTTTTCTAATGCTTTTAGTTAAATATTTAAAATTATAATATAAAATGTCTCAACAAAACAAAACCACATTACAAGCAGCTATAAACACTCAATTAGCTGATAATACCTCAGGTGATATCTCTGCAGCAGATGTAAGAGATAACATGATTAACATGACTGATAGTTTAGTATTTAATGAAGGTACTGGTCAAACTATTACTGGAGGTTTAACTGTTACTGGGGGTATTACTGGTTCATTTCAAGGGACAGCTACAACTGCTTCATATGCTGCTACTGCATCATTTGTTCAATCCGCTCAAACCGCTTCATATATTTTAAATTCAATTTCAAGTTCATTTGCTTCAACAGCATCATTTGTTCGAACAGCTCAAACAGCTTCATTTGTAGTTACAGCTCAAACCGCATCTTATGTTTTAAATGCAGTAAGTGCTTCTCATGCGACCACTGCTTCATATATCTCCCCAACATTTATTTCATCATCAGCTGCTGCTTCTGGATTTGGTTCTGGTGGAGGTGGTTCAATCTTCCCATACACTGGATCAGCAAAAATTACTGGATCATTAGGTATAACTGGTTCTTTAACCTCAATAAGTGGCTCAGTTTTCTTGGGGTACACTGATGGTAATAATAATTATAATATAAATCTTTACAGAAGTGGAGTTAATGATATTCTTATTTTAGGTGCTAATGATGGTAGTTTATATATGCCTAACATTATTCAAATGGTTGGGATAACTGGTCAAACACTTATTAGATCATCGTATGAATTAACATTGCTTTCATCCAATTCTAATATAATATTAGAATCTAATAATGTACTTATATCTAGCTCATTAGATGTTCAAAATGGAACGGTACTTAATGGGACACTAAGACAAGGTCAAAGTACCCAAACAACCGGTAATTATTCTCGTGCTTATGGCAATTCATCAATAGCTTCTGGAGATTATTCTCATGCCGAAGGAAATTCTACTGAAGCGATTGGTCAATCTTCCCATGCTGAAGGACAATTTACTCTAACTATGGGCACTGCCGCTCATTCTGAAGGTGTAGGAACTGTTGCCCTTGGAAACTTTTCCCACGCTGAAGGAACATTTACAGTTGCTTCGGGTTCAAGTCAACATGTGCAAGGTAGATATAATACTCATGGGGACACTACTTCATTAATGATTGTAGGTAATGGTACAAATGATAATGCTCGTAAAGATGCCTTCAAAGTAAGAATGTCTGGTTCAATTGTTCTCCCAACAACATCATCAGGCCAACCAGGTTGGACAGGAACGGATGGAGAAATAATTGCTGGAACTGCTGCTGGAGGTGCTAAAGTATTGTGGGTATATTTAGGTGGAACTTGGTTAACTAGTTCATTAGGAATTTAAAAAATAACATATAATCGAAATTTAATATTTATTAGAAAATGGCAAAAGCAAAAGCACAAGCGTCTATTTCTTTTACAAAGAAACCACGCAAAAAGAGACCAGGAGTTCATGCAAAATCAAAGTCAAGTAAACTTAAAAGCAGCAAAAACTACACCAAAACATACACAGCACAAGGTAGATAATGGCACATATTAAACCGGAACAGTTACGATCAGGATTTTATGAAATAACGGGTTCGTTATATGGTACTTCATCCTTTGCATATACAGCATCTCATGTAGATAATGCTGTTGTAACTGCTTCTGCGGTTAATGATACTATTACTTTTACTAAAGGAAACGGAACAACATTCCCAATAACTTTAACTAGTATTGCTACAGCATCTTATGCCTTAAACTCATTATCGAGTTCATATGCTTTAACAGCATCTTATGCTTCAAATGTTCCTTTAACAGCATCATATGCTTTAAATGCATTATCGAGTTCATATGCGATTACTTCATCATATGCTGCAACTGCTTCGTTTATTAGTACATTATATAGTAGTAACTATACACAATCATTCACAAATCAATCTACTTGGGTAGTAATTCATAATTTAGATACTCGTTATGTTATTGTACAAGTATATGATACAGCATTTGACGAAGTAATTCCACAAAATATTGATTTAACGGATGATAATACTGTTACTATTACATTCCCTACTTTAGAAAGTGGAACTGCAGTTGTAACTGTAGGTGGTGCTCTGCAAAATTCAGGAGCTGTATCTTCTTCATATGCATTTAATGCTACAAGCGCATCATACGCTTTAACAGCTTCTTATTTTAGTGGAAGTATTACAAATGCTATAAATGCTGTAAGTGCATCATATGCTTTAACTGCTTCTTACGTTTTAAATGCTATAAGTGCATCGTATGCTTTAACAGCTTCTTACGTTCAAAATGCACAAACTGCTTCCTACGTTTTAAATGCTGTAAGTGCATCATATGCTTTAACAGCTTCATATTTTAGTGGAAGTATTACAAATGCTGTAAGTGCATCATATGCTTTAACTGCTTCATATGTAACTCTATCCCAAACCGCTTCATATGTTGACCCAACATTTATCTCAGCATCAGCTGCTGCTGCTGGATTTGGTTCAGGTGGCGGGTCTGTTACTGTTCCTGGTAATGATACTGAAATTTTATTTAATAGTGCAAGTGCATTAGGAGCATCATCTAACTTCAACTATATTTATTCTTCTTCTAGCTTACAACAAGGATCTAATACTATTGCTTCAGGACAATGGTCACATGCTGAAGGTAATATTACAAGAGCTCGAGGAAGTTATTCACATGCTGAAGGTTATGATGCATTTTCTTCTGGATCATACTCACATGCTGAAGGATTTTCCACAACCTCTTCAGGTCTTTTTTCTCATGCTGAAGGTCGCCAAACCCTTACGTTTGGAGCTTCATCTCATGCCGAGGGTGCTTTTACTACAGCACAAGGTAATTTTTCTCATGCTGAAGGGAATGGTACTAATTCTCAAGGGCTATATTCTCATGCTGAAGGTCAAAATACTATTGCTAGTGGGTTTGCATCTCATGCCGAAGGTTTAAATTCATTATCATCGGGTCCACATTCTCACGCTGAAGGTTCAAATACTATTGTTAGTGGTCAATATTCACATGCTGAAGGTGAGGGAACTAATGTTGCTGGAAACGCTTCACATGCTGAAGGATACGGTACTATAGTAGTAATTGGTGCTAATGGTTCTCATGTTGAAGGACTTTATACTATAGCATCAGGCTCATACCAGCATGTACAAGGCCAATATAATACTCATGGAGATACTACATCTTTAATGATTGTAGGTAATGGTACTGCTGATAATACCCGTTCAGATGCATTTAGAGTAAGAATGTCTGGTTCTATAGTTCTTCCTACTACTCAATCATCTGCTCCTTCATGGACAGGTACAGATGGAGAAATTGTTCCTGCAACTGTAGGAGGACAATATTTCCTTTATATGTGGATGAATGGTGCCTGGAGATCAGGGTCATTTGTATAATATTTATAACAAAATACATTAATGAGATTATTTTCCCCTGTCATAACCGGTTCTTTAGACATTACAGGCTCAGCAGCTATAACTGGGTCTTTGTTTGTAAAAAGTTCCACTAGTGATATTTTTCTCGTTAAAAATGCAAATAATACTACCGTTTTAGCAGTGTCTCAAAGTGGAGTAATAGTTTTGTCTACTCAATCTCAAAATCTTACAGGACCTGCACCAAACGGTGGAATATATTTTACTTCCGCTTCGTTTTTTGTTGGTCTTGATTAAACATAACATATTTATAATAAAATAAGAAAACAATATGGCAACTTGGAAAAAAGTCATCGTCTCGGGTAGTGCAGCAAATTTATCTGCTTTACAAGTAGACAACTTAACTTCCGGTCAAGTAGTAATTGGTGGTGGTACAGGTAACTTATCTTCAACAGCAATTAACGGTACTGGAAATATTTTAGCAACTACTGGTGCTACTGGAGTATCTATTTCAGGTTCATTTAGTGGTTCATTTTTTGGTAATGGTGCTGGCTTAACTGGTGTTTCTGCAGCATTTCCTACTACTCAAAAGACTGATTTAGCTAATACCGATCAATTTTATATTAATGATGGTGCTAACAAATATGTTACATATGGTGACTTATTACAAGATTTAGCAGGTACTAATTTATCAGTTGAAGGTACAGATAGTTTAACATTATCAACAACTATTACAGGTATTACCTCTATTTCTTCAACTAGCTTTACAGGTTCGTTACTAGGTAATGTTAATGGTACTGCAAGTTGGGCTGTAAATGCACAGAATGTTTCTAGCATTAATAATAATATCACCAATAATACAAACAATTATGTATTAACTGCAACTGGTGGTGGTTCAATTAATGGTGAGGCTAATTTACAATTTGACGGCACTACATTAACAGTAACTGGAAACGAAGTAATTACCGGCAATTTAGTTGTACAAGGTACTGCCTCATTCCAAAATACAACTAACTTAGAAGTTGCTGATAGATTTATTCTTTTAGCTTCTGGTTCAAATGCTGCCGGTGATGGTGGTTTAGTAATTCAACAAGCTACACAAGATGTAGGTGAATTATTTGGATATGAAAACTCAATTAATCGTTGGGGGTTCACTTCAAGTTATGCAGCTAATGGATCTACATTTAATGCTGCAGCATATGTAACAACAACAGAAGTTTCATCAACAGCACCTTCAGTAGCTCCAATTTATGGTGGCGCTTCAAACGGATACGGTAACATACATGTTAACACAAATACAGGCGATATTTATATTTATTCTTAACAAATTAAAAAAATTAGTTATGTCTTTTACTGCAGGTCACTTTGTTGGTGATAATAAAAAAATTGAACAACCTCTATCTTCCAATCAATTAACTGATAAGGAGATAGAGGTTTTGCTTTCTATGATTAAACGTACAACTTTCATTGGAGAGGATATTGAACCTTTGTACAATTTGGTTGTAAAACTACAAAACCAACACACAGAACAAACAAAATAGTAAGTTATGAATATATTTTCAGTTGACTTTTCCCATGCGGAATTAAATTTTCTACGTCAAGCACTTGAAACTGTTCCTATTCAAGGAAGGGATGCTAAATTTTGTGCCTCTATTCAAATTAAACTAGAGCAAGAACTAGAGGAAATTACACAAATGATCAAAGCTGAAGAAGAATCTAGAATGCTTGGTCTTCAACAAATCATCCAACACGAGGAGACAAAAACAACAACCAGGAAAAAACAATAATATATTTATTACCGTATTATAGGCCCAAAAGGGAAGTGGACACAGCATATTCTGTGTAACCAACCGTAATAAACATATTAAATGCCAAACTGGAAAAAAGTCATAGTATCGGGCTCTGATGCCGCCCTGAATTCTTTACTAGTAACTAGCGGAGTTACAATAACAGGATCTCTAAATGTAACTGGTTCTACAACCCAAATAGGAAATAATACATTGCTAGGGAACACAACCCTATCAGGTAGCATCATAATTTCAGGATCCGAAAATCCAAGTACACCTTCTGTTCAAATTTATGGTGATACACAACATACTGGGGTTGTTAGATTTAACCCTATTAGTAGGAATATCGACCCTTCAATATCTGCATCTTATATTTATGTTTCTGGTTCCACAAATGACTTATATTTTAGCCAAAACGGATCAGGATATGCTAATACAACTCGTTTACGTTGGTTAGAAGGTAATCTATATACAGGATTATTACATGGTGGTTTAATTACAACACAATCCTCTACTGTTTACCAAATATCAAGTGGTAGTGGTATTATAGTAGACTTAAATGCATCATTAGGTGATGACCCATACCCAGTAATACAATTTTTAGAATGGGGAAATTTATCTGCAAGTATCGCTCCATTAACTGCTTCTTATCAACAAGCATTTGTTGGTATTGATTCAACTAATAATATTTTTGCTCAAGGTACACCATTTAGTAATGGTCAATTTGATACTGTAATCAATATAGGTAGTGTATTCTTTCAAAACCAATCTACAATTAATGGTGTTAAAACACAACCTTCTGTAGCATATGGATTTGAACAACAACAAAATGTATTTAATAGAGCATTTGGACCTTTAAAACTTTCAGGATATACTTTATCACCAAGTGGTTCTTCAACGGGTAGTTTAATAGTTGGAAGTGGTACAGCTTATGCTCCGGGATCTAACTATACAGTAGATCCAAATGAACCATACTATAGTGTTGATAATGGAACCAATATTTCTAAAATATTTAGATATTACCAATCAGGATCTAGTTGGGTTTATTTATCAAATGCTGGTGCAGGGTATACTACAATAGATCCAACCAAATACTCAAATAATGGTACTTTAACTTCTGTTGGAGCCGGTAATTGGTCAATACAAAGAGTATTTTGGTTCCCTAATTCAGTAACAAAAGCAATAGTAGTTTACTATGGTAATGCTATTTACCCAACAGAGGCAGAAGCTTTAGCAAATATTAGTTTTGAGTCATTTGTTGAAGCACCAAATACTGCAGCCAATGCAATTTATCTTGGTGCTATTATTATAAATCAAAATGGTGTATTTACTAATGCTAGTACATTTACAATATATCCTGGCGGATTATTCAGACAAGTAGGAGGATCAGGTGGTGGTGGTTCCATAGTAACCCAAACATTAGCAGGTTTATCCGATGTGTCTATTTCAGGACCAACAAATGGTCAAGCATTAGTATACAACAATACTTCTGCTAAATGGGAAAACTCATCAACATTAACTGCAAATTTAATAGGTAATGCAAGTACAGCAACAACTGCATCTTATGCATTAACAGCATCATATACTCCTTCAATTGCAGGTACAGACAATTATATACCTAGATTTAATGGTTCAAGTGCACTAGAAAATAGTGTAATGTATGATGATGGTACTAATATTGGTATTGGTACTACTAGCCCTTCATATAAAATAGATGTTGCAGGATCCGGTAGACTTACATTAGCAGGATATGCAGGTTATGAATATCATAACACTGCAGGTACTTGGGAAGTATATATAGGTACCGAAAACAATACAGGTAACGCTAGATATAATTCACGTCAAGGTGATCATACGTGGTACTATAATAGTTCAGCCACAATGAAATTAACCTCTGCAGGTTATTTAGGTGTTGGCACTACAACACCAACATCAAACCTCCAAGTCCAATCAAACAATCTATCAGCTCCAGCATTTGCTGTTTCTAAAAGTTTCTCCGGTGGTGGTGATGGTACTGCTGTTATGCATGCTTTTGGATATGATTCCGGAATTGCAAATACAGGTATTCAAGTTGGTGTAAAAGGAACCGGAGGATTCTCAGCTACAGATGCATATCCATTTAGAGTATTCAATCAAGGTACAGCAACATTTAGCATGTTATCTAATGGAAATGCCCACTTCAGTGGAAGTGTAGGTATTGGTACTACTAGTCCATCATACAAACTAGATGTTGTAGGTGAAGGAAGATTCGGTACAGGTGCAAAAGCTATAATCGGAACTGATGGAACATATGCAGGATATGGTGTTGTAGGCTTTGGTGGAACTACAGATGGATATAATAGAATATTTGGACATCAAAGCACTTCAGATGGTTTATACATAGCGGCTGCAACCGGTAGAGGAATTGAATTTTGGGTAAATGGCGCAACTACAGTAGCCATGAGAATTAACCCAGCAGGTAACGTAGGTATAGGTACTACTAGTCCAACTTCTAAACTTCATGTTTGGAACGATAAAATAGAAGTAACAGGATTCCCAGCAGCTGGAAGTCCATTTACATTCTTAGAGTCAAATTATAATGACCAATCTGCTGTTGCAATTAAGTTCTTAAACTATAATCCATCAAACGGCTATGATTCAGATTTAGGTATTCAATTAATGAATACAGGTGGATCTATGTTTGATGCAATGATCATTAAAGGATCTACAGGCAACGTTGGTATTGGTACTAATAGTCCATCTTATAAATTAGATGTAAGTGGAAGTATTCACGCCCAAGAATCATCTACCGTTGGTACACTTATACTAGGAAATACAGTTGATAATTATATATCATACTACAATTCAGATGTATATTTTAAAGCAAAAGGTAGTCATTATTTTGAAGGTAATGGATTTTATAAAGGTGTTTGGAATAGTAATGGTAATCTAGGTATCGGAACTTCATCCCCTCCAGGTAACTCAACAAACCGAGCTGTAGAAATTGCGGGTGCCGATAGTGCAAATCTAGTTGTAACCCAACCAGGTTATGCATCAGCAGCATTTACTTCATTTAATAGTGAAGCATACATTGGTACATCTACCAATCATCCATTCTATCTTTACACTAGTGGGTCTGAACGATTACGAATTGCAAATAACGGTGCAATTAGATTCAACGCATACGGTTCAGGTACATTCACAGGCACAGCTACTCAAAAACTAGCAGTAGATAGTTCCGGAAATGTAATCGAAATTCCAATTGGTGCAGGACCAGTAGATGGTTCTGGTACAGCAAATTATATTACAAGATGGGTTGATACCGATACTATTACAACTAGTAGCATTTATGAAACTGGAGGTAATATAGGTATTGGAACTACTAGTCCATTAGGTAAATCTACTATTATTGGAGATGGTAGTTTAAACAATTATTCTGGTATAGTACGAATTGGAACAACAGCCCCAACAAATGCATGGGCGTTTATAACCCTCCCAGATGATGCTTCAGTTCAAACTAATGCAAATAACTATTATTTAATTGGAAGAACAGCTGATGTATCAAATAGAATAATGTCCTTCCATATACCTGTAGCTGCTGATTATGGAAGCGGGTCAGAGCCAAAATTTGGATTCTATAGTAGCGGTGCTGATTTACTCCATAGTATCGAAGCTAATACTGGAACTTCATATTTTAAAGGTAATGTAGGTATTGGTACAACCACCCCAGCTTACAAACTTAGTGTTGTAGGTAAAATGGCATTAAATGATGGTGGAAATAGTGTTTTTATTGGTACAAATGCTGGACAATCAGATGACGCAACCGATAATAGAAATATTGCAATAGGTACAAATTCTCTACAAAACAATATATCTGGATCACAAAACGTTGCTATAGGTTATAACACATTAGTAAACAATACAAATATAAATAATACTGCAGTTGGTTCAAATGCATTACAAAACAATACAACGGCCCTCAACAATACTGCATTTGGTTCATTTGCTTTAAATGCAAACACTGTGGGTTCTTCAAGTATTGCTGTAGGTGCCGCAGCATTACTTTCAAACACAATCGGAAATCATAACACAGCAGTAGGTAACAGTGCTATTCGCTTAAATGTTTCCGGTTCACAAAACGTAGGCGTTGGTGGATCTGTATTATTCAATAATACAAATGGAAGTGATAACGTTGCACTAGGTTGGAATGCTGCAAGATATTTTGGTACAGGAACATCTTCACTTACAGATACAAGTGGTTCAATTTTCATAGGATCTTTAGCTCGTGCTAATGCTTCAGGTGAAGTAAACCAGGTTGTAATTGGTATGAACGCTTTGGGTCTAGGCTCAAATAGCGTTGTATTAGGTAACGATAATATTACAAAAACAGTCCTTAAAGGAAGTGTTGGTATTGGTACCAATGTTCCAATGGGACCTTTAGAAATATATAAAGCAAATGCAGCAGGGTTAGGTGGTCATCTTATTTTAAATAATGATGGTTCATCTGTTGGTAATGAAACAGCAATACTATTTAATGATAGTGGAGGTGGAAGTTTATCTGGTGTACGTGCTGCAATTTCTTCTACTACAGAAAATTCACCATATAATGGAGATATCAAATTTAAAACTGGTAATACTTCATATGGGTCATTAAGTACTCGTATGATTATTACTGGTGCTGGTAATGTAGGTATTGGTACTACTAGCCCGGGAGTCAAATTAGAAGTTTATGATAGTGCTAATGCAAATGCAGTAACAATAACTTCTGATGGAGCAAACCAACAACTTGTAATTAGAAGATATTCAAGTACAAATGAACAATTAATATTTGGAGTTCATAGTAGTGATTATAGTTACATACAAGCTGTAGAACAAGGTGTTGCATATAGAGCATTAAGTTTAAACCCTGATGGTGGTAATGTAGGTATCGGAACTACTAACCCTGCATACCTCTTAGATGTAAACGGAACAGCTCGCGTTACAACATTAATTGAAACCTCAGCACTTAAATATAAAACAAATATACAACCTTTAGATTCTCAACTTTCTAAAGTTGCACAACTTGAACCAGTTACATTTGATTGGATTGATAAACCAAACCCTAAAACAAACATAGGTTTAATTGCAGATGAAGTTGAAAAAATTTATCCAGAATTTGTTTCCAAAACAGAAGATGGAGAAATTGAAGGTATCGAATATTCCAAATTAACTACCGTATTGATCCAATCAATAAAAGAGTTAAAAGAAATAGTTGACAAACAACAAGAACAAATCAATGCATTACTTAATAAGTAAAAATATTTATAATAAAACATGGCTCAGTTACAATCCACCAGTATAACAGGTTCTCTTATAGTTACAGGAGGTATTACCGGATCATTTTCTGGATCTATTGCCTCTCCTGGTTCAAATACTCAAGTACTTTACAACAATAGTGGAGTAATATCTGCTAATAGTGGATTTGTTTACAATAGTGGAAATGTAGGTATTAACACCACTAGCCCAACTAGTAAACTTACTGTAAATGGTAATACTCATATAATAGGCTCTGGCACCCCTGGTTCAGGTGCTGGTATGGAATTACAATATAGCAGTAATACATCATATATAGGTTCATATGATAGAGATTCATCAGTTTATAGAAATTTATTTTTCTATTCTGCTGATACTATATTTGAAAACGGTGGTACTGAAAGAATGCGAATTACTTCTGCAGGTAATGTAGGTATTGGTACTTCTGGCCCTAGTGCTAGACTTTTTATTTCAGCACCTGCTCTAGGAACTTCAGCAGGCGACTATTCGTTAAATTCAATCCACTACAACATTAATTCAAATGCTGAAGAATTAGAAATTAAATCCGTTCGTGAAGCATCCGGAAATGATTGGACATATGGAGGTAAACGAATTCAACTTCGCATTGACTCAACTTATATGGGTTATATGCAGTTCAATGGTTATGGAAATAATTATGGAATTTCATTTGGTACAGGAGGTACAACATCTGCTCCTGGAAACGTTACTGAAAGGATGCGTATTACAAATGGTGGTAACGTAGGTATTGGCACTACTAGTCCTCAAGGTAAACTCTCAGTAGACGGTGGTGATTTTAGATTCAATTACGGAAATGCCTCAGCAAACTATTATTTTTATTTAAATAAAAATTCATCAAATGATGGTGG